AGGAATCAGAAGGGTGATGAGCAAGTAAAAGAATATAAACTAACACCTGATGGTAAAATCTGTGAGACTATTTGGGAACCTGTCCCTGTAGTAGACCAGTATCTACCATCTGTAGGAACAATAACAACCACTGCAACCATAGCTACTGTTGCAACTGCGTCTGCTTTATTTGCTAAACCGATAGCAGACCTTCTACTTAAAGTAATTAAACCTGCTATTAAGAAGGCTATGGGTAAGGTTAATCAAATACTTGGTCGTCAGACTCAGAAACCGTCCCGATCTGAAGTGTTGGCAGACCAGTACCGTTTGAAGAAGGGGTTACTTCCACTGAAGAAGACTGTAAAGAAGAAGAAGTAGGTTTAGTCCACTGTGGTTGTGGTATCTGATGCTCATGAGGAATTATTTTTCCACCAGGTGAAGTAACAACTACGTCAGCACATACACTATGATAAGGTGATTTGGGATGGAAGAATATTCCAGATTTCTTGAGCTCACCACAATTTTTTAATCTTGCAATCTCAAAGTCTAATCGCTTGTTAGATATCAATTGAGTTTGCATTTCTATTTGTGCTGCAGCAGCCTGATGACATTGCTTAACTAATTTTCTATTTAATGGTATAGACAAAGTAGCAGATAATCCAGCATTAAAAGATTGGTTAGCACTCATATCTGTACGTACTGGTTTCATCCACGTAGGTTCCATAGTAGTACCACCGTTCAATACATCGGGTACACCATCAGGAGCATCAACATCTATTTCTATTTCTATACTATCTCCATCTTCAAACCACCTAGTACCATCATCTTTAGTACGGGTGTCGTACCAAGATTCCCAAGGATAGTTCTTAACAGTAACTGTTTGTTTAACAGTCTTACCCTCTACATCTGTTAGGTTATATTGTGGTTCGTTATAAAAATCTACCCAAGGATCTTTCCTTGAGTCGGCAAATTGTAGATATGGTGTCAAATTAAACGTCGTACCTTGACAAGATACCCCACCACCGTAGGTGTTAGTAACGTATGGACCTTGTAAAACCTGTATTGCCTGGTTAGTTACTGAGCCAGAAGAGTTGGCTATAGGATTAGCAGTAGCAGATACACCACCAACACCTTCTGCTAAGGCTTTAATTGGTAGTAAAGAATTAAGTATGAGACCCGTTGCTATTACTGGGTAAACGTACTTGTTGTGTCTGTTACGCTTTTTATTTGAGTGGTCCTTTGGATGAGAGTTTGATTCGTCATCCCTGGTCCTTGATAGCTTTGAGTAAATTGAAACGCCTCCCCTGGAGTCGTTATGGTGAATGTTCCCCCATTCGAGAGGTCTAAAGCGTCGAAAGAGCTCGTAACTGCACCAGTTATGGCTGTTCCGTTCGTCGCTGTCGCAGACGTACTCGGTGTAATTGTCACGGTTGAGGTGTTCACATTGGGGTTGAGGGCTGCTCCATCGTTTGAAACGCCTACCCCAGTCACGCTGTATTCCCATCCTGTCCTATAATCAATACTATTTATCGTCTCCGTGACAGTGCTTTCTGTCTCGGTGTGGCTCGTCATCGATCCCTGGGTGAAGTTGGGGACCACAGGGACCGCCTGGACAGGTGCAGTGATGACACTTACAAGTGCCACAAGTACTGCATATGTTGTCCGAGTAATCCTTGGTAGGGTCATAATCATCTTCCCAGTCCATCTTATCGGATGGAGACCTCAGTCACAAATTGTCCAGTAGCTGAAGTACCTGCTCCACCAGCTGTTAAACCAGCAAATGTATGAGCACTAGTTACATTTCCAGCTAAGCTTCCAGCAGATCCAGCAGCAGTAGACGTTATGTTACCAAAGTTTTGTACAGCACCAACACTAGGAGCACTAGTGGGAACAGCGTCTCCTTGAGTGTATGACTGGGCAAAGCTGAATGCTGAGCCTGCTGTATCCTGAGTTGCTGCAATGGTTCCTGGAGCATATACACCAGCAGTTATTGTACCAGCACTGACAGTTGATGTAGTCGTACCATCAGTTGTATCAACATTACTACCACTAATAGCAAACGAAGATCCAATTCTCTCGACTTGTGTTGCAGCTGCGTTCACATTTAATTGAACACTAGATGACATTCTTGAAGTTATATCTGCACGAGCGGCTTGTCCTCCTAGAGCAAATATACCTAATATGAGTAAAAGTTTTTTCACAGTTTTTGTTCCATACCCTACATTTATTTATAGCTAAATAACTGTATAGCGGAATACCTATCCAATGAGACCCTTTAAAGAAATCTTAAAAGATTTGGAAGAATCAGGAATGGAACCCATTTCTGATAAAATTCAGGTAGAATCTAAAAAGACTTCTGGGGTTAAAAACGGTAAGTACTCCTACAAAAAGTGGGCCTCTAAGAAAACAACCAAGTAGTGAACAATGGCAAAGACCGTACTAAAAAATACACAGTATAAAGCTGTAGTCTCTATTACTAGTGAGAATGCTACTACTATTGATCCTTCAGATTTATCATATGACGTAGTGGTCGAATCAGGTCTCCCTGAATTTGGTGGTGCTGGTAGTAAGGGTGTAGCAACCCGTACACAGGTGCCTACCAAAATGGATATAGCAAAAATAATTTACTCACAACCACAAGATAGTGGTAAACACGTTAAGGTAGGACGTGGTGGTAACACATTAATTATACTAGGAGGATCTGGAACAATGGATCTTGCTGGTTCTGGTGTGTTGGAAAGTACTGCTGATGGTCCTATAGAAGTCTTGGCTTCAACAAATGGACACCCCTATACAGCTATATTCTTCATAGATAAATTAGGTACAACGTAATGTGGAATTTGAATTTAAAGAAAGCATTTGATAAGGTTGCTAAATGGGATAGAGAATTTGCCGAAAAGATTCAACGCAAATATAAATTATCCAATTATCAAATGCTTTGCCTTGCGTTCGCCAAAGGTTTCGTTTTAGGTGCAATTATCCTTTAATGTCCCATTACACTGTCGGTTATCACGATACCGCACAACAACATTATGAAATCTGTGAATACGCAGAAGATGCATACTCAGCAATACAGCACTCAAAAGAGGATGTTCCTTACTTAAGGGAGCATCCTCATTTTATTGATTACTGTACAATGGGTATGGAATTATAAATGGTTGTTTGGTCAGTAATAATATTGCTCGTTATACTACTAGTAATAGTATCGTGGTATATCTACTATATACTACGTATGGCTTTTGCGGAGATGAATGATGGGAGCAATGACACCGCCAAACAGGAAGAGTTGTTACAACTTCCGAGTGACGGAAATCAATAGAGTATTAGACGGTGACACGATAGATGTCACTATAGACCTTGGTTTTGACCTATATAAGAAAGAACGGGTACGTGTAGCTGGAGTAGATACTCCTGAAAAAAGGACTCGTGATTTAGAGGAAAAGGCACTAGGTATCGATGCAACCAACTGGCTTAAAGAAAAGCTTGAAGAAACTATTAACGGTGACGGTGAACTCAGTGTACGTACTGAGCTTGTTGGCGGCGTTGGTAAGTATGGTCGTCTTCTTGGTTGGTTATATATTGATGACTCCGAAGTTTCTTTGAATGAACAAATGATCACGGAGGGTTATGCTTGGGCGTATGACGGCGGCACTAAACAGAAAGATTTTGAGTCGCTACGTGAAATTAGGAGAACGTTTGGGACATTGGTCGAGTCTTGATCAAGTCTACATAGATTCAAATGGAGAAACAGGCAGACGTATATACGCTGACTGGCTTATACCAACTAAAGAATATGATGATTTTAAGTAGTACTAATTCTTGGGGAATGATGCAGGAAATTCTAGAAGAAGAAGTGATGCGTACGAAAGAACGTATCCTCGCCAGAGAACAAAGTAAATCTTGTGGCGAAGAAGTTATAAGAGAAAAGGAGGCACCGTTAGAAATTCTTTCTGAATGAGTTTCTTATTTGCCATAATATCTTTTTACTTATTCCTACAGGCTTTTAAATTAATGTCGCAAGGATGGAACGCAATGGATGAATACAAAAAACCTAAACGTCATCCCGAAATGGAAGAGGTAAAAGAAGGTGATCAATTGTTGGTTGTTAACTTTAAGGAACTAAAGGATCCTAGATTCAAATTAGATTCTCCTGAGTTACACAACCTTGGAGATCCATTAAACAAATCTTTACGGGATAGGATTGACGAACTAGACCAAGAAGAAGAGGATGATGGTGAAGGTGATGTTGTTGTTAGACGGTAATTATGGGAGCAGCTACTGACATATATCTTGGTAACCCCAATTTAAAAAAAGCAAATACACAGCAGCAGTTTACAAAGAAGCAAGTTGCTGAGTATATTAAGTGTAGGGACAATCCTGTCTACTTCACAGAAAAGTATTTGAAGATTGTTAATATAGACGAAGGTTTGATGGACTTTCAGATGTATGATTTCCAGAAGGAGATGATGCACAAGTTCCATAACAACAGATTTAATATAGCAAAACTACCACGACAGTCTGGTAAGTCTACTATCGTTACGACCTAT